GTGGAACTACCATTACACGATTGTCCATTGGTACATCTGCATCATCAAGAGTTAGTAGCATTCTACGAATACCTGCATCTGTGATGTCAGCAGCGTTAGATGAGTTTCCTGTGTAGTCTGTGCTACCATTAGAACCGATTACTGCTTTCTCGTAAGAAGCTGCAGCATCACCACCTACTGTACCACCTTGAAACCCTTCTGAAAGAGCAAAAAGGTCAGTATCAACTTGCTTGGCAAGAGCATAACCAGCATCGTCAGTATAAAACTTACGCATACTTGCTAGTGCTTGTACCTCTGCGATGTCCTCAATTAATTTTGAGTATTCGTAGTGTTTGTCAATAGACACAGTTACCTTTGTGTTAGTAGCTGCTGATAGTGTTACTTGTGTGTTTGCTGCTTTAGCACTAGCTGAACCTCTCGCTGGCACAGGGATATAGATAGTATCGCCTTTTTTGCCTTTGTGAGATAGCTTAGTAACTAGGTTAGCAACCACTAGATTTGACTTATACGCTCCAATAACTTCATCACTCCACAACTCGGGGATGAAGTTATTAGCTACGGAAGTCGTTACTTGGTTTGTACCCAAAGCCATTTTACTTCTCCTATTATAGTATTATTATTTAACCCTTCCCTCTGCGTATGCTGATTGAATTTCATCAGCCAAAGATGCGTATCGGTTTGGGTCTGTTACCTGAAGGTTGATTAAATCTGACCTACGGTAAACTTTCTTTCCGCCTATAGCTTCTGAAGTAGAACGAGTCTCTGAACTTGTAGCCTTTAATGCTTTATCTCTTTTTTCTGTTTCTTGCTTTTGAACTTCTTTGGTCTTGTCAATCATATTGACTTTATCGAACATATCGAATAGTTCTATAGCATAGTCAGGTCGATAATCACTATCGGCTTTTCTAAACATCTCTGTGCGTATTTCAGAAGCACCTACCCAGTCTTGAAAATCTTTACTGGCTACTCTATCTTGCCAATCTGGGTATGCTTTTTCTAAAACACCAACTTGATGTTGTTGTTGCTGGATTTTTCGTTCTTTTCTTGCTTCAACTAAATCTGGATGGTTTTCTATAGCTTTATTGACCGCTTGTGTCGGGTCTGTATAAAAATCATCATCAAAATTAGAAGTTTCTTCTACATTTGGAGTAGCTTCTGCTGCTCTATTTTGAGATTCCATAAGGCTTTGAATTAACTTGCGTTGCTCACCAACTTCGCTGGCTTGCTTGCCCATCATTTTCTCAACATTCTGGTACATCTCAATTAACTCTTCTGTTGACTTACCAGCAAATTTTTCAGGAATTGTAGATTCAGGTTGTGGACTTTCTTCCGCCTGCGTTTCTACTGTTTCTTCTATTACATTTTGTTCCTGTTCATTTGTTATTGGTGCATCCGTTAAAGATGCTTCATCTACTACTATACTTGACATTGTGTTCTCCGCCCCTGAGGGGTTATGAAGTTATAAAGATTGTGGAGTCTTACTAAAAGTTAAACTTTAGTCAGATTGTTCCATTGTGATTTTTGTTGTATTTTCTAGGGTTAGTAAAAACCTAAGAATATTCAACTGACCTTTGGCTTCCCAGAGGTCTCTTTCATCAGACATTGTGTCGATATTGACCACATTAGCCTGAATAGTTTCTAAATCAGCAATAAGGTCGAGCCATCCTTCTGACTCCATCATTGCTAATCTATCTTCGATAAAACGGTCATCTGTTTTTGGCATAGATGATTTTCGTTTACTGTATGCTTGAGTTTACTACTGCTTTTTGCCCTGCTTCTCTAGCTTTTGCTAGGTTTAATATAGTCTCTGATTGTAGATGGTCTACTTCAGGTATATTTCTTGCTGTCTCAGAGCGTTTATTTTCAATATCAGCAGCAGTTTTTTCTAAACCTATAGCTTCTTTTTGCAATTTAACTATCTTTTGCTGAAAGTCAATTTCGTCAGGTTGATTAACCATAGCTTCAGATTGCCATTTCATAGCTTTAGCTTTTTCTTCTTCAGCTTCAGCCATAGTTTTCTGAATATCTGCCTGTGCTTGTTGTACTTGTAGTTCCATAGCCATTTGTTGCATTTGTTGTTGCTGTGGGTCAGGCTGATTGCCTTGCATCAGAGCATTAACAATCTGGTCTCTATTGTGAATAGATGAGTTCTGGAACATTGCTAATAAAATAACATTAAATGCGGGCGAATCTTTAGGTATAGCTTGTAGCATTTGTACCATTTGAGTCATTTCTAACTCTTTAGCCATAATGCCCATAGT